TGGTTAAGCGACCTAACGCAAAAAATCGCATTTCGTTTTTTTGACAACCTTTACACATGAACTTTGAAACCATCGCGGTCGCCGAGCTCTCGCTCGACCCGTCAAACGTCCGCAAGCACTCGCGCCGAAACCTCGACGCGATCAAAGCAAGCCTGCGCAAATTCGGTCAGCAGAAGCCTATTGTCGTGGACGCCAAGGGAATCGTCTTGGCCGGCAACGGAACGCTCACGGCCGCGAAGGAGCTCGGCTGGACCGAGATTCAGATCGTGCGGACCGAGCTTGCGGGCGTCGAGGCTACGGCGTTCGCGATCGCGGACAACCGGACGGCGGAACTGGCGGAGTGGGACGAGGACGGACTAGCGAATGTGCTGCAATCGCTCAAGGTCGAGGACGCGGATTTACTCGCGGCAACCGGCTACGATGCGGCCGAGGTGGACAAGATGAGCAAGGCTGAAGTGACCGAGGACGAGGTGCCGGAGCCACCAGCCGAGCCGATCACGAAGATGGGCGACCTTTGGATTCTGGGCGAGCATCGCGTGCTGTGCGGAGATTCGACAAAGCGAGAGAATGTCGCGATGTTAATGAGCGGAGACCTTGCGAAACTTGTGGTGACCGATCCGCCGTATGGAGTTGATTATCAAGGTGGGGTTTTTTCTAAGCGAGACAAACTCGCTGGAGATGAAACCGCTGATCTTTATGGTCCAATATTGAAACTCGCATACGAATTTTCAGACGCAAAGGCCGCTGTGTATCTTTGGCATTCGGACGGTAAAGCAGTTGATGTTTTCGCAGCGCTAGACTCAGCGAAATACGTTCGAAGAATTACAATAATTTGGAACAAGAATATTGCTCAATTCGGAGCGCTTAGCGCTCAATACAAACAAAAACATGAACCGTGCCACTACCTATTCAAGAAGGGCGAATCGCCTAGATGGTTTGGCCCTACCAATGAAACAACGGTTTGGGATATTGATAGGAATCAGACAAACGAACACCACCCAACAGAAAAGCCTATTGGGATCATGGCTCGTCCGATACAGAACTCGAGCGAAGTAACGGACATCATTCTTGATTTCTTCCTCGGCTCCGGCACCACGCTGATCGCCGCCGAGCAACTCGGCCGCAAGTGCTACGGCATGGAAATCTCACCAGCCTACTGCGACGTCATCGTGAAGCGCTGGGAAAACCTCACCGGCAAAAAGGCCGTGCTCGAAAAGCCGACGACATGACCGACCCCGAGCAGTCACCGAGCGAAATCCTCGCGCGCCGCAACGTCCAGAACATCGCGGTAAAACTCAAGGCCGGCAAAACGCTGACGACCTCGGAGCGGAAGGCACTGAACGATTTCCAGACCGGCCAGCTCGACGGATGGGTGAAAGACCTGAGCACGCTCGCGAAGGAACTCGGCCTTTCGCGCCAAGCGATCTACGACGCCCGCAACCGCTTCCCTGACGCACCTAAAAAGCACGAGGACGGACGCCGCGAGAACCTCGCCGCATGGCAGCAGTTTTGCGCGCAGAACGTGATCGGGAAGGACGTGGCGACAAAGAACCTCGCCGAGCTCAAAGCCGAGCTCATGCGCGAGCAAATCCGTCTCGCCCGCTCCAAGAATGAGCGCGAGGCCGGCGACGTAATCGACCGCGAAGTCGTCGAGGCGATGCTGGTCACGCTCGGGCAGAAGCTCAACCTGCTCCTGCGCCTCAAGCTCGAAGTCGAGCTAGGGCCGCGCGGCGTGGGCATGAACGCGGCGGAGTTGAACGTCGAGGGCGGCGTGATCCTGCAAGAGATTCGAGAGGTCATCAACGCGAACATTGCGACGTTTGAGGGCGAGGCGCTGGACAGGTCTCGGGGGGGTGGATGCGATTATTTGAAATAAGTGTTGCAATCAATCAAACGCCTCGCACGCTCTCGGGTATGAACTTCACCGCCGCCAAATTTAACAGCCTCGCAAACGCCCGCAGCTACTCGGACCGCACCGTCAAAGCCTCGATGGTTATTCTGGGCGATGACATGAAATTCTGGGTGGTGACGATGGCGGTAGCCGCAAAACTTCTGGCCGGTGGCTATGAGGTCGCCCAATGACCGCCGGTGGCAAACGCCAAGGCGCAGGCCGCAAGCTCCTCCCGCCTGACCAGCGGGCCGTCGGCGTGACGATGCGCGTGCGACCCGAAATCGCCGCACGCTTCGCCGCGTGGTGCACGCTGCGCGGCGTGAGCCAGTCGCGGGCGTTCTCGGAGTGGGTGAAACGCTCGGCGCGGGAATCGCCGCGAGGACTTTAAATGAAAACAAAATCTTTTGAGTCGGTTGTGAACTTTCGGCATGTAGGGAATCAATCATGCCATAATTGTAGGTTTTTTTCTCGCAAGGCTGGAGCCTGCAAATTTTCCGGAGTTAGTTGGGACAAATCTCAACTTCCGGACGCACCCAAGGAATTTGTATGCGACTCGTGGAAATGGATGCCATTTACAAAAAAGGATGGGTGGAAGTTTTTTGTTTAGCAAAGTGACCGCCTCCGACCTCCTCTGCGCCACCCTGCGCTTGCCGCAGCCCGACATCTCACCGATCCACGAGTGGGCGCGCAAGCACATCATTTTGCCCGAGTCCTACGCGACCAGCGGCCCGTTCAACGTAAAAATCTCGCCGTGGCTCATCCCGATCTTCGACGCGCTGCAAAATCCATTGGTGCGCCGCGTGCACTTTCGCAAAGCCGTGCAGATTGGCGGCACGCTCGTCGCTGACATCTGGGTGCCGTGGCTGATTTGCAACGACGCGGGGCCGATCTCGTGGACGATGCAGACCGACGAGATGATCGACCGACACGCCAAGTCGCGGCTCAACCCGATCTTTGAAAGCTGCAAGCCGGTCTCGGCGATGCTGCCGCGCGTCGGGCCGAACCGGACGACGACCGAGATTTACTTCGGCGGCTTCTTCTTTCTGCTCAATCCTGCGAACCTTTCCAGCCAGCAGAGCCAGTCCATTCGCTACAAAATCAACGACGAAATCTGGCTCCCGAAATGGCAGGAGGTTTATGGCCATGCCGTCGCCCGCGTCTCGCGCTTCGAGGAAGTCGGGCGCTCGAAGATTTACAACACATCGCAGGCTCCGATCATGGACCTCGAAACCGGCAACGTCGAGGACACCTCCTACCGGCAGGGCAATCAGCAGGAGTGGAGCACCGAGTGCCCAGCGTGCCGCAAGGTTCACCCGATCGCCTTCGCGCTCGACAAGAACGAGGAGACGGGGCTGCGGGGCGGCGTGGTCTGGGATGCCGCTACAAAGCGCGACGACGAGACATGGGACGTGCCTCGCGCGGTCGCCTCGTGCCGTTTTCGGTGCCCTCACTGCGGCCACGAATCGCCCGACACCGACACGACGCGCAACGGATGGAAGCGTGCTGGCCGCTTCGTGCCGATGAACCCGACCGCGCCGGCGGAGATCCAGAGCTTCCGAGTCGAGGCCCTCGTCAGCCGCCCGATGCGCCTACTCGTCGAAGAATTCTGTGAGGCCGACAATCACCACGTGCGGCAGGGTGATGACAAGATGAAGATCGAGTTTCGCACGAAGCGCGAGGCGAGGCCATGGATCGTCGAAAAGAAGGTGGTCAATCTCTTCGTCACGAAATCCGATTACACCGTCGCCCAGTTCTCAAACGGCGAAGGCATCGAGGGCGAGGTTATCCGCTTCATGGCGATTGACCGCCAGCAAGATCACTGGTGGGTCGAGATCGGGGCGTTCAGCTCGGCTACTGGGCCGACCTACAAGCAGCTTTATTTTGGCCGCATCGAGACGCGGGACCAGCTCCGGCAGATGCAGCACCGATACAAGGTGCAGGACGCGTGCGTCGCTCAAGATCGCGGTTACCGACCCGCCGACGTGGACCGCGACTGCGCGGACTTCGGTTGGAGGGGGATGCGCGGGCACGCGCGGAAGACGTGGACGATGAAGGACGACGTGAGCGACAAGCTCATCAACTTCCCTTTCTCGGAGCCTCGCGTGAGCGACTATCGAGGCGGGGATGTGTTCTACTACGACTGGAGCGGCGACTATTTCAAAGACCTCTTGGCGAACGCGCTGGAGGCCAAGGGCGACCTCAAGTGGCTCTTGCCGGCCGACGTCAATCCGCTCTATCTGGAACAACTCAAGGGCGAGTCGAAGGTTGAAATCCGCACCGGAGTCTGGGAGTGGCGCGAGGTAAAAAGCAACGCGCCGAATCACGGGCTCGACACCTCGGCGATGATGCTCTGCATGGCGACGATTGCCAACGTCGTGCGCTACACGCCGGTGAGAGAATAGGCTAAACCAATTTATGCAAAAAAACACACGAGCTTATTTGGGAAATGTTATTGCCGACGCCATCATGGGTTTAGATGCAAAGGACCTTCTTTGGCATGAAACTATTTGTTCAAAAGTAGACCTAGGGTCACCCATAACGATATCGCTATCGGATGTGAACGGGATTGATTTTCATACGTTTGAATTTTCTCATGCGATTATGGAGCAGGCAAAAGATGGATTCGAACCTAGAAGTGATGACGGATCTCACGCATGGGCAGATGAGCTTCGGAAACTAGCTGATAAAATCGAGAAGGCTTCAAATAAGGCGTGGAAGCTAGAGGATGAGAAAGAGGTTCAAAGGCAGGTTGAAAGGCAGGAGTTTCGTAAGATGGAAGCTGAAATAAAGGCTTCGAAGAAGTAGGCATTTAGTAGGCCCTGAAGAGCCTAGTTTGACGTTTCGAGCAGTGGTATGCTCGACAACCCTTTTCTCGGACTGGACAGCGCCACGCTGGCGGCGCTCAAGACCAAGACGATTGACGCGATTCAAGCGGTGCTCCTGAACCAGAGTTATTCGTTGAACGGCAAGAGCGTGAGCCGCGCGGACCTCAACGCGCTCAACAACATGCTCGGGAATTTGCAGGACGCATTGACGAACGCGGCTGGTGACTCCACAGATACGACCTTCGTGAGCTTCACCGGACTCTGACCTTATGGAAAACGACATTTTCGACGCGTCAAAATTGATCGCTCAGAAGCCGTGGCTCGACCGCGCGCTCGAAAACATTGCACCGACGTGGGCGCTGAAACGGCTAGAGGCTCGCGTCGCGAAGTCACTTTTCGAATACAACGCGGCGCGGACCAATCGCTTGTATGCTCCGAAGCAATACGCGCAGCCAGTGGAAAGTTCGCAGAATCAGCGGGACCGCGTGGTGCTCATGTATGAAGCGCGCGATCTGGTGGACAACGCTCCTGAGATTCGTGAAGTCGCGCGCAAGTTCGGGCTCTACCTGACGCCGCATGAATACTCGCCGACGACTGGGGATCATGATTACAACCAAATCATTTCAGAGTATTTCCATGCGTGGTGCAAAAACTGCGACGTAACGAACCGGCACAGCTTTAAGAAATTAGTGCAGCTCGCTGCCGAGGAACGTCCAGTCGATGGCGATTGCGGCTTCGTCATCCGTCGGAGCGGCGAAGGACTCAAGTTGCAGCTCGTGCCCGCGACGCGCATCGGCAATCCGAACGACACGGCGGTCGCGTCAAACAACTACTTCCAAGGAATCATCACGAACGACTTCGGCCAGCCGGTCGCATATCGGATTTATCGAGTAACGCGTGACGGCGTTTACTTCGGCGCGGAAGACATTCCCGCGAATCAGTTCTGTCACTTTTTTGATCCAAATCGTGTCGATCAATACCGAGGGGTGTCTGATCTGGCGAGCGGGATTCAGACCGCGCGGATGCTCCACGACATTTTGCAAGCCGAGAAGGCGGGCGTGCGTTTCTCGTCGCAGCAGGCGGCGCTTATTTTCAACGACCGAGGCGTCGCGAATCCGCGCAACCTGTTCCAGCCAAACCCAGCCTTGTCGCTCCCGAGCGGACAGCAGCAGAAGAACGAGCTGACCGAGGTCGGGATGATTCGCTACTTCCAAAACAGCGACCGCGTCGAGGTGATGCCGTCGCGTCCGTCGCAGGCGTTTACAGGTTTCGTCCAACATTTAATGCACGAGATAAGTCTCTCGGTGGGCATCCCCGAGGGAGTGTTATTCGGCACAAGCGAGTTCAAAGGCCCAAGCGTCCGCGCAGAGTTCGCCGCAGCCGATCGCGTTTTTACCCGCCAGCAGGGCGTGCTCACCGACAAGGTTCTCGACCCGATCAAAGACGCCGTGATTCTCGACGCCATCGCGCGCGGAGAAATACCACCGCCTCCGCTGCTGGCCGGCGAGACGATGGTGCACGCGTTGCGTCGAGCGACCTCGGGCGAGTGGCGTTTCCCCGCGAAGCTCTCAATCGACGTGGGCCGCGAGTCGGCCGCGAACATGAACGAAAACCGGCAAGGCGCGAAGTCGCTGCAAGAAATCGCAGCGGAGGAAGGCACGGACGCGTTCACGCGATTGGAGCAGATCGCAATCGAGGCCGCTTACGTGAAGCAGCTCGCCGAAAAATACGGCGTGCCCGAGACCGCGATTCGGCTCACGACAAACTCGCTTCCGAGCACGCCAGCGGCCGCAGCCGCAGCGGGCGACGCGGTGGGCGTCAGCGCGGCAGAGGCGCAGGCTGCGAGCGTCGCACCGGCACCGGCTGAGCCCGCACCGGCTGAGCCCGTCGAGCAGGTTCAGAACAGCGCGAACCTCGTCACGATCAACTTCGCGGATGGATCTTACATCCCGACGAACGCAATGGCCGACAACGCGCGCCGTGCGCTCGACGTGCGCGAGAAGAAACCGATGTCGCAGCGCGGCATGACCAGCGTCGGCATCGCGCGGGCTCGCGATCTCATCAACAAGCGACCGATGTCGGAGGACACCGTGCGGCGCATGAAAGCGTTTTTTGACCGGCACGAGGCCGACAAGCAGGGCGAGACGTGGGACCAGCAGGGCAAGGGCTGGCAGGCGTGGAATGGCTGGGGCGGTGATGAGGGTTACTCGTGGGCCACGGCAATCGTCGAGCGATTGAACAAGGCGGAGGACAAGAAGTCTCTCGCGGTCGCATCGGAGCAAGTTCAGCACCACTTCGCACTCAAGACGCCGCTCGGTTCTGCGGACTGGCTCGACGCCGTGCAGAAATACCGCGCGAAGCAGCTCGGCGTGATCGAGCAGACGAAGCAAAGCGTGATCGGCGGGCGCAGCATTATCGAGCTGAGCAAGCCGACCGCCAAGAAGTTCGCCGATGGCGATCAATGCCCAGTCGAGACGCAGGACATCAAAGCGAATCTGATCAACCGAGCAAAAGCGGTGGATGTCGCGAACTACGGTCCCGCAAATCCGCTTGAACCGAATGCCGATTATTGGACGGCAAAGGCGGCGCAGTTCAAGACGACTGTGGACGAAGCGAAGACGATGC